TAGACGGTAGAGCATCAACACTTACCTCTGATGATATATCAAGAAGAAATACTATTGCTAACCTATTACAAGAGTGGAAATTATTAACAATTTTACAGCCTGATAACCATATTGAACGAGTATCTTTAAATAATATTAAAATTATCGCATATAAAGATAAATTTAAATGGTCTTTGGTTGCTAAATATCAACTAGGTCTTAAAAAAACCTGGGATAATTGTGAAACATATAAAATTGATACTTAATTTGACTATTGCATCATTATCAAAATAGCCGTTTGATCAAAACATAAATTAAAGTAATACATGCAAGTCAATCCCATCCTGAATGATGGACATCTCACACAAAAAATAATGAAAAATTAGAATAGGTATTATCATGTCATTTGAATTAGAAGATGCGGAATATGATCATCTGTTAGATGTATTAGAAGGGCAACCCTTTAAAGATATTTCAGGGTTAGTGACTAAAATTAAAAATCAAAGGAGTTTACAAGATACAAAAGAATCTCATAAAATAAATGATGTTGAAATATTATTAGGTTAATCAAGAGGATTATATGAAAAATAAAATTATGGTACTAAAGTTGATTTCAGGTGAAGAGGTTATTTCTGAGATTACAACAGATTGTGAATTCCACTATGAATGTAAAAACCCAGCACAAATTGCTATGCAAGAAAATTCTGAAGGGAAAATCGGAATGATGATTATGGCGATGCTTCCGTACATTGAAGGCGTAATTACAATCAATAAAAATGCTATAGCTGCTTATGGTACCCCTGCTATAGACTTGGCCGATGAATACCAGTCCAGGTTCACCGAAACACCTCTAATTCAAGTCCCATCCTCTAAAATCATCTTATAATATATCTGCTGAGACCCTATAGCTTTATACGGTCTCAGCATTTTTAATATTTGACATTGCCGATATCATATAGTATAATATTGTTTTAATTTCAATTTAAGGCTAATTTATGATTTTATTTGATATAGAAACCCTGGATGTGGAATCAACCGCTGTGATATTATCTGCTGCAATGGTATATTTTGATGAGGGTATGAATTTTGATGATTTAAAAAGAAATTCAATCTTTGTTAAATTTGATGCTAAAGAGCAGATTCAAAAATATAAACGGACTATTGGACAATCGACGTTAGAATGGTGGAAAAAACAAAACGATTTTGCAAAAACCCTAAACTTAAACCCTTCTGCAAAAGATGTGTCTGCTATTGAAGGCATTGAACTACTTAGAGGGTTTCTTGATATAGACCCTAGCCCTAGAAAGATTTTGTGGACTCGTGGATCTCTAGATCAAATGTGTATTGAGTCATTATGCAACAGTGTAGACATCCCATATTTAGTTAAATATAATCAATTTATGGATGTAAGAACTGCCATTACAATATTGGCTGAAAATTCTAACAATGGTTATTGTCCAATATACCTCCCAGGCTTTAATCCCAATCAAATAATAAAACATGACCCAATTTGTGACTGTATTTTAGATTCACTACAATTATTATATTTTAAAGAACCAGATTAATTGTTATAATATTTATTTAATTGGAGAATACAATGTCAAAGAATTTCTACACATCGGTAATTCGACGGGGGGATAACCTCCTAGTGCGTGAAATAGTAAACGGTCAACCGCAAAGATCTAAAATACCATTTAAGCCCACACTATTTACAACTAACCAAAAAACTCCAAATACAGAAACTCCATGGAGGACCTTAGATGATATACCAGCATATCCAATCAAACCTGGGGGAATTGATGATGCAAAAGCTTTTATTAAAACCTATGAAGGTGTTCAAGATTTCAATATCTTTGGACAATCTAATTATGCCCTACAATATATTTCTGAAAACTACAAAGACGATGTATTATATGATTCTGATTTGATTAAAATCCTAACATTAGACATAGAACTTTTAGTATCAGAATCTGGTGTTTTTCCTGATCCCAAATTTGCTAGGGATGAAATTGTTCTTATTACTCTACAAGATAAAACATCTAATAAAATAACAACATTTGGATCTAGACCTTATACAGGAAAATATCAAGAAGATTATGTGCAATGTGTAGATGAAAAAGAGTTATTAAATAAATTTTTACTATTTTGGCAATATGATTATCCGGATATTGTTGTTGGATATAATAGTGACACATTTGATATTCCATACATTGTAAATAGAATCAAACATGTGTTAGGAGATGCTTATAAGAGATTGTCTCCTTGGGGTTTTGTTGATGAGCAGAATATCAACGTCCAAGGCAAAGAAGAACAGATGTATAAAATTATAGGCATTAGTTCATTAGATTACCTAGTCCTTTATAAAAAATATACTTATAAAAATAGAGAAAGTTATAGCTTAGGCAATATTGGTGCTATAGAATTAGGGGAATCCAAATTAGAACACACCCACGGAACTACTTTTAGAGAATATTGTACAGGTGTTTATGATGTATTAGATCTTGGCGAGAACCCAACAGACCACAATAAACTCGGATTTAGGAGAACACAACTTAAAAAAGATATCCCATATTTAGATTCTGTACGAATGGGAGAATATGAGGAGTTAGATAAATCACTAAGACAATCAGCATGGAATGAATATACTTTATATAATAGAATGGATGTTGAACTTATTACTAAACTTGACGATAAATTAAAGCTGATAAATTTACATTTGACGATGGCATACATGGGGAAATTGAATTATAATGATGCTCTAAGTCCAGTTAAATTGTGGGATTCTATCATATATAATAATTTACTTAAAAAACATATTGTTATCCCTAATAGCAAACATCAACAGAAAGGTGAGCAATTCATAGGTGCATATGTAAAAGAACCCCTGGCAGGTATGCATCAATGGGTAGCATCGTTTGATTTGGCATCACTCTACCCATCTTTAATCAGACAATGCAACATAAGTCCCGAAACTATTTCAACAACTAAGTTAAATATTACTTTAGATACGTTATTAAATAAAGATCCTTTACCTAAAACAGATCTATCAATTACTGCAAACGGTTGGTGCTACAGAAAAGACAAACAAGGGTTTCTTCCAGAATTGATGGAGACATTATATGTAAGTCGTACAGTTGATAAAAAGCAGATGCTAAAATGTGAACAAGAATACGAGCTAGTTAAGAATGAAATTAAAAAACGAGGATTATGATTATGGGTCTTGATATACAAATGATGTCCGATGATGATTTACTTAAACACAAGGTGTTTTTAGTAAAAGAGATTTCTAGACTCGACAATCTTCAAATGGGGAAAAAAATCGCACTTAATTCTTGCTATGGCATTTTGGGCAGCACACATTTTAGATATTATGATCTAAGGATGGCTGAATCTATCACTACAACAGGTCAATTAGCGATTAGGTGGATTGCTAATAAATTAAATAATTATCTTAATCTAGCACTCAAAACTAAAAATAAAGATTACGTGATTGCTTCAGATACCGATTCAGTCATCGGTAGCACTATTATTACAGTAAATGGAAATAAAATTTCTATATCTGATTATTATGATTCAATGCCTGACTTCTTTATAAAGAATGATCATGATAATATGGTTAAATTATCTCACGGTAAAACAAATTCTGTAAATGCCGATAGTGAATTGGTAGATTCTAATATTAAATATGTGATGAAACATAAAGTCAATAAGCGAATGTTTTCAATAAAAACCCAGGGTAAAGAGGTTATTGTAACAGAAGATCACTCTGTTATAGTGCAGAATAAACTTACATGTGAGATAGAATCAATTAAGCCTGGATTATTAGATTCCAAAATACATTGTCTCATATCAATAAATGATCTAGTGGGAGTTGATAGTAAGAATTTTCCACAATGATGTTAAAATAGTTGACCTTAGCCAAGGATGGTAGTACAATTGATGCTTACCTTAACTCTTAAAGAGAAATATTATGACTAAATGTGAACAAATACAACAACAAATTGATGCTTTAACAAATCAATCATATGATTGGGCTACTGCTCCAGTTATCTGCGAATTAAATGGATACCGGTGGATATTGGGACCAGAAGCACCAGAAATGGTGGATTGGGATGCTGCAATTGAATGGTGTCAAACTGTCGGAGGTGAACTACCACCAAGAAATATTCTTTCGGAAGCATACCTGAATAATGAAATTAGAAAGGAATTCACTACGGCTGGCTACTGGTCTAGTACGGAGTTGACTGGACCCAAGCATTGGGTCCAGTTTTTCATCATTGGCGGCCAGAGCCGCAACCTTGAGACTAATGCGCTCTATGTTCGTGCAGTCAGGGGATTAGACATTTAATTATTGACTTGAGCTGAGGATGACAATACAATTCTATTTACTTTAATCACATAGAGACAATAAACATGAATACATTTTCTATCAATGCAATGACTAAAAAAATAATTTCAACACAAGTCAACAATATGTCCCCTTTGAGAATATTTACTTCTATTAATAACCATTTTGAAAAAAATAGATTTATTAAAATTTGGACTATGAGAAATTTAGATCATGGTGATGTGATTATTAAAATGTTGGAATTAGAGGTATTGCAATTCCAACAGAATATCTTTTTGGAAGATACCACAGATATTAACACAAAATTAAGTCGGGTTGGTTTTAAACCTTATGATAATTTACCCATCAAATCTGTTTATAGTCATTTTTCTAAAATTATGTACAATAAAGAATTCAATTTGGCGGTAAATTTGTATAACCCTTCTTATAAAACATCTATTATTTTATCTATTAAAATCGCTGAAGGTGTAAGAATGGATCCAGAATTAACCAATAATGTGTTTATGGTTTCTATCAATACCTTACTCAAAATGGGCACTAAATGAAAACAATATTATTAGCATTTGCATTAACATCTATAGTAATTATAACATCTCTTATTCAAGTATTATCGCTCAATCCGTATGAAGTAAATGTCATTTCACAAGCTATTAACAAAGAATGTGAAAATGGTGGTGGTACGTCAAATGTCACGATTATCAATATGTCTGGACCAAGTACAAATCATATATCAGTTATTTGTCAAGATGGCTCAAAGCATAAGTTAATCTGAATAGAGAGATTAAGATGTATAATTTTAATGCAGTACCATCTGGTATTTTATCAATGTGTCTGGTTAATCAAAAAACTCCAATACCATATTGTCAATCTAATTGGTGAAGAGATTGTTAGTGCCAGTTTTAATTCTAGAAAGGATGCTTTTGTTTTTGCTAGAATTGTGGGAATGGATTTAGTTCTTAATGAGATGAAATAATTTTATAGCTACTTTTGACTTAAAATCAAAAGTAGCTATACCTATATAGGATATTATATGAATTTAGAATTTAGTGATGTATTTGAGGTTACAGATTTGGGCATCCAAGAACAGTTTGTTTATGATATTGAGGTAGAAGATACTCATAATTTCTTTGGCAATGATATATGTGTTCACAATTCTGTGTATTTGACATTAGAGAATTTAATAGAATCTACACAAAAAGATAAGTCTGTGGATGAAAAGATTGCCTTTATGGATACCTTTAGTGAAAAAATATTAACACCATTCATCAAAAAGTCTTATGAGGAATTGGCAGATTATCTGCAATCATATCAACAGCTTATGTCTATGAAGCGAGAGGTCTTATGCTCCAAAGGACTGTTTCCAGCAGTGAAAAAGCGATACATACTAAGAGTCCACAATTCTGAAGGTGTGCAATATGACCAACCCAAGTATAAAATCATGGGGTTGGAAATTGTAAAATCATCCACCCCCGCAGTTATTAGAGATAAATTGAAATCTTCTATTGATGTTATTTTTGATAAGACGAATCCAGATCTAATTGCATTTATTGATGATGCTAGAGAAGAATTTAAAAAAATACCAGTTGAAGATATTGCATTTCCACGCGGTGTTAACGGTATGGAGAAATACCAGAGCAATGCTACAATTTACTCCAAAGGGTGCCCCATACACGTTAGAGGTGCTCTATTATATAACCATCTAATAACAGAGCTATGTCTTACTAATAAGTATCAACCGATCAATTCTGGCGATAAGATTAAATTCATATATTTAAAGAAACCCAATACAATTAAAGAAAATGTTATTGCTTTTCCATCCGTTCTACCACCAGAATTTGGATTGCACAAATATGTAGACTGGGATTTTCAATTTGAAAAAGTGTTCTTGGATGCGCTAGGAGGAATTATTGAGCCAATTGGCTGGAATCTAGAAGAAATATCAAATTTAGATTCGTTTTTTTAATTGTTTATAGTTTAAACATGTGATATAATATTTATTTACATTTGAGGGTATATTATGAGTGAGTTATTAGCAAGATTGAAAAAAAATAGCACTATTAAAGATTCTGCAATATTATCTAAATCAAAATTCTTTACTAAGAAGGACATGATCACCACATCTGTCCCAGCTATTAATGTCGCATTATCTGGACGATTAGATGGGGGATTGACTCCAGGGATTACTCAATTTGTGGGACCTTCAAAACATTTTAAAACACTATTTTCTCTTTTATTATCAAAGGCTTATATGGATAAATATCCAGATGCCATTATGATTTTTTTAGATAGTGAATTTGGAACACCATTATCATATTTTGAATCAATGGGTATTGATACAGACAGAGTTATACATACCCCATTTCTTAATATTGAAGAGCTTCGCTTTGAAACTATGAAACAATTAGAAGCCATAGTTCGTGGAGATCATGTAATATTTGTCATTGATTCTATTGGGAATTCTTCTTCAAAAAAGGAAATTTTGGACACAATAGAGGGTAAGTCTACACAAGATATGACTAGAGCAAAAATGTTAAACGGTTTTTTTAGAATGGTTCCTCCATACCTAAGCGTGAAAGATATCCCTATGATTATTGTTAATAGATCATATAAAACTTTAGAATTATACGCCAAAGACGTTGTAGCTGGTGGCAATGGTAGTTACTTTGCTTCTGATAATATTTTCATTATTGGCAGACAGCAGGAAAAAGATACAAGTAGTAAAGAATTATTAGGATATAATTTTATTATTAATGTGGAAAAATCTAGATATGTAAAAGAAAAATCTAAAATTCCAATTTCAGTAAAGTATGAAGGTGGTTTGAGCCCTTGGTCAGGATTGCTTGAAATGGCGCTTGAATCTGGCCATGTTCAAAAACCAGCAATTGGTTGGTATTCTAAAATGGATTTATGTGCAGGTGTTATTGAGGATAAAAAATATAGAATAAAAGATACTGATAATAAAGATTTTTGGCTGCCTATTCTATTGGATGTTAATTTTCAGGATTGGGTTAAAAATAGGTATCAAGTATCGGCAGGCATGTTAATTGCAGATGAAACCATTGGAGAAGAATTGTCCAAAATTGAATTAGATTAAACTTGTGGAGATGTCAATATAAAAGTTGACATCTCCTATTTTTTAAAGTATAATAGTTTTTTTATTGGAGAATTGTGTGAATTATAATGAGTTCTTAGTAAATAAGATAAAACAAAAAGTATCTACTGATAAAACTATAGATACCAATAATATGAAATTTAATTGTAAGTTGTTTGATTATCAAAAATCAATAGTCAAATGGGCTATCACTAAAGGAAAATCAGCAGTTTATGCTGAATGCGGATTGGGTAAAACTTTAATCCAATTAGAATGGGCTAAAATAATTTCAGAGCATACAAACATGCCAGTTATTATTTTTGCCCCATTATCTGTATCCTTTCAAACAAAAAAAGAAGGAGCTAAGTTTGGATATGATGTCAATTTATGTAAATCTCAAGAAGATGTAAAAATTGGAATCAATATTACAAATTATGAAAAAATAGATAATTTTATATCTAATACATTTTCGGGTATTGCATTAGATGAAGCTAGCATCCTTAAGTCGTTGAATGGTTCATTTAAAAATAAAATAATAGAAACATATAAACATACACCATTCAAAATTTCATTGAGTGCAACTCCCACACCGAATGATTATAAGGAATTTGGAAATCAATGTGAGTTTTTGGATGTATTATCTTCCTCCGAAATGTTAGCTATGTTCTTTATTAATGACACAAAAGATGTTGGCAAATGGCGCTTGAAATTTCATGCCGAGAATTTATTTTGGGATTGGTTATCTGGGTGGGCAATATATGTAGAAAATCCATCAGATATTGGATTTGATGGAATAAATCACATCCTCCCAGAATTGAATATAGAACGAATAGTTATTAATGATGATCATTATTATAATACCAATATAGGATTGACAGAATCTAGAAATATTAAGCGCGAAACTATTAAAGAACGATGTGATTATGCGCATAATTTGATTAATAATAGTGATGATAAATGGTTAGTGTGGTGTGAATTAAATGATGAGGGGGATTATTTACAAGAAAAGATCCACGAATGTGTTCAAATTTCAGGAAGTACCATTGAAGACAAAAAAATTAAATATATGGACGATTTTTCAGAAGGCAATATAAAATGTATGATCACCAAGCCCAAAATAGCAGGATTTGGGATGAATTGGCAAGTATGTAATAATATAATTTTTGTAGGACACACATTTTCTTATGAGACCGTCCATCAATCTATTCGTAGATGTTATAGGTTTGGGCAAACTAAATGTGTTAATGTATTCTTTATATATACATCCCAAGATTCTTCCGTTCATGATATCATTATGAAAAAGAAATTACAAAATGAAAAAATGATTTTAAATCTAAAAGGTAAAATGTCTACTAATTTGAATGATTTACATAAACGCAAAGATATTAAAAAAACAGAAGTAATATTAATCACAAAACCGAGGTTCATATAATGGAAAAAGAATATCATGCAGATAATTGGTCTTTTTATAATGGTGATTGTGTTGAAATAGTATCACAACTCCCAGACAAAAGTGTAGACTATAGTATTTTCTCTCCACCATTTGCCAATATGTTTGTATATTCTGATTCATTAGAAGATATGGGCAACTGCAAGGATATGGATGATTTCATTAATCATTTTAGATTTTTAGTTATCCAACTAAAACGAGTAATTAAAGATGGTAGAAATGTATCTGTACATTGCATGAATCTCCCAATCAAGAAAGGCGTAGAAGGTTACATAGGGCTACGTGATTTTAGAGGTGAAATAATAAAATTATTTATGGAATGTGGATTTATTTATCATTCTGAAGTTTGTATATGGAAAGATCCTCTATTGCAAGCGGTTAGAACTAAAACTTTGGGGCTTTCACATAAACAATTATGTAAAGATTCGACTTTAAGTCAGCAGGGGCTGCCTGATTATGTGATAACATTTAGAAATACAGGAGAAAATTTAATACCTATATCTAAACCTGCTGGATTTGAAGGCGTTGCTTATCCTGGGAAATATAATGAAGAATTGATGAAAAGTGGCAACTATTCTCACAACTTCTGGAGAAAAATAGCATCACCTGTATGGGGTGATATTAGACAAACAAGGACATTAAATTATAAACATGCTAGATCAGAAAATGATGAAAGACATATATGTCCACTGCAAACTGATGTTATAGATAGGTGTGTAATGTTATGGTCTAATCCTGACGATGTGGTTCTAACCCCATTCGGCGGCATTGGATCTGAAGTCCATCAATCTTTATTGTTAGGTAGGAAAGCCATAGGAGTAGAACTTAAAGAAAATTACTATAATGCTGCAATAGAAAATTGCAATTCTATACCTAATTCTTTAGATGAGTTTTTCTAGTAAATATAAATAGTTCACCTTATAGATTATGTGTTTTTTGAAAATATGTGCAAATATTAAGCATACGCAATTATACGCCTTTGAAGTTTTATTGCTGTATCTACACTTGTTAATGTGATACATTACACATATCATTAGACATGTTAATTGCAGATAAAACCATCGGAGAATGATTATTAAAAAGTTGACATCTCCTATTTTTTAAAGTATAATAGTTTTTTTATTGGAGAATTATATGTTATATGAAGTTATAGATTATATTGATAAGACAGGCGAAAAAATCATTGCTTTTGAATTAACATCTGGTGATCTTTCTGGTGTGGTTTATTCATATGGGAAAGTTGAATTCCCAAAAGAAGATGAACCGATTTTATCATTTGAATATACCTTACATGTCGGTATTGTAGAAAATCTAGAAGCATTTAGAATAATTATTGGAGACATTTTAGTAGAAGTTATTGAAGATTCTGTAAAAAATAAAAATACTATATTTTACGGTGGAATATAATGTCTAGAATAGAAACAACAATATTATCTAATTTAATTCATAACGAAGAGTATTCTAGAAAAGTTATACCATTTCTTAAAAAAGAATACTTTGCAGATAGAGTTGAAGCTATAGTTTCAGAAGAACTACTAAAGTTTTTTGCAGAATTTAACAAGCCAGCAACTAAAGAAATACTATCAATACAAGTATCCAATCGTAGAGATATTAATTCTAATGAATTGATTGAAGCAGAAAAGCTCATTGATGTGTTAGATAAGACCGATATTAATGAAAATTGGATATTGCGTGAAACTGAAGTATTTGTAAAAGAACGAGCTGTATATATAGCAATTTTGGCATCCATCGGTATCATTGAGGGTAAAGATAAACAA